CCGTCCGGTGCCTCGGTCAATTTAATAATCCGTGTCGTGGCGTTGAATGTCGCTTTAGCACCCATTTATTTCTTCCGTTGTTTCTCGATCTTTCTCCTGACATGGATATCGGGATAGTTCACTTTCCCTCCAGGTTCGACTTGTGGGAATTTCGCCTTAACCACGTCTTGCCATTCCTGCAATAACGACTTGTCACGGTGCACGCATTCATAGGGTTCAGTCTGTGAAATGTCCCAGATAATCCCAAAAAAACGCCAACCAGCAAACAGAGGGTCGCTCTCATACTTCTTGATGAAGTCTGGATCGACCTCGGAGGCCGGTCCTCCGTTGGCTTCCGTGGCCAATCGATACAGTTTGTATCGGATCTCTTTGCGTTCCCGTCGCATTAACATTCCCTCTGGCGACAAAGCCTTTACAGTGCGGTGGATTTCTTTGGGCGACAGTTCGTCCAATTCCAGGTCGTCGATCTTTTTATCAAGCGTTGACATAGTTCAGCTCATCATTGGGGTTCACGGCGATATTCTGTCCCACGGCTGCAGTGATGGTATGCGTGGCTTCGACCCACTCCGCCCCGTCTAACGCTTGAGCGACCACCGTTATCGGGGCGTCCGTGTTCGGTGTACGTCCGCCTTGGTTGTTATTGGTGTAGTCAAAGTCCCAAGCAATTGTCGCGGCGGTAACTTGTCCCGAGATGTCCGTTGCAGAATTGTCATCCACAATGATCGCCCCAGGAGACTCAAAGGGATTCTCCAATACTGTAATAGACGCGGTCTCCGTGACTAAAGTCGTGCCTTCCTGATGGGTGATGTTCATCGTGTTGGCACCCGTGGTATTCACTAAGTAAAGTCCATTGTTTCCTGCATTGGTCACAAATGCAGACAAGTCTATGTAATCCGTAGCGATAATATGATCCAGGTCTGTCCCCGCCCAGGTCAGATCCCCTGTTGCCCCAGCACTCAAGGTTAAGGTATAGCTGCCTGTCGTGGTCGTGATATAGGTATGGTAGGCCGTGTAGTAGGTTTCAGCGTCCAATTCATCCACAATGTTCGAGGCAAAGTTCAAATTCCCAGCCGCGACAAACGGGAAGGAGACTGGTGTTGCACCCGGTGCGACGGGAATGCCGTCCGTGTCCACGCCCCCCGAATCTACAACGATAGGTTGGTGCTGGATGACGTTGGTGGAGTTGGCATCGAATCCCCTAATGACTACCCCGGGCTCCATGATCATCGTGTCGCCGGTGTACGCATCCAACAAATAAGCGACTTCACCATTGACCGTACCAAATCCCCTCTGATTGACTGAGGTCGTGTCATTGGCGTTAATATCGCCGGTTTGACGCAGTGACCACATATTGAACTCGTGGGCCTCTTCATCCGTGCCTGTCGCTGCGGTCACAACTCGATTGAATGCGTAGTAGGTTGACCCTATCAGCTCTTCACCGTTGTAAGATTCAAGGACAGCAGTACCACCATTTGCGGTATAGTCTGCCGCGCCCGAGGCGTCCACCGTTCCACCCGTCACTACGAAGAACCACCGTCCAGCACCGTCTTGTAACACTTCGTCAGCGACGTAAGTCGTGGCCGCCGCTGTGTCGAAGGTCGTACCTTTAAGGTAGTTCACCTTCATGTTGGTGTAAGGGGTTGTTGTAGAAACGGTGACATCGGATGCGGTGACTTTCGCATCATTACCGTTCAACAGGGGGAAGGAATAGGCCTGGTAGGTAATCGCTGCAATATCGTACTCGGATAACAGATTGTATTCGGCGTAGAGTTTCCCTTGTTCTCTCAAAAAGGCCTTGAAGTATGTCGTGGCGCCGGTAATGTCAACGTTCTCATTCATTTGACCCGTTTTATCAAAATCTGTCGTGGTCGCGGTAAACCCGGAGGCTTGGACGTAATACGCTAGATCCGAGGCGTCATCGTCCGTTTGACTCAAAGAGATCATGCAGGCGTTTTCATTACTGGAGACTTGTTCCAAAAAGCCTGCATCCCTCATTAGGTCGCGGGTTTGCTGATCAGCAGGCGCCCAGCCGTTCACCCAGATAAAAGACCCTTCAAAGATCATCTTCCAAGGAAACCGGAACCGTCTAAGGGTCGCGGCATCCGTGCCATTTAAGTACTCTTCTTTCATGAAAGAATACCCGGCACGCCCTGTCACACCGGAAGTCTTACCGGGTGCGGTGTCGTCTAAGTTCCCCGCTACCCGGAGTTGAACGGTTTTAGGGCCAGTGAGGATAACCATTTCCTCGGTCGTCGCACCGGCTGCGCTGGTTGCATGGACATAAACCGATAAACTGTCTGGATCTGTGATTTTAGCCATTTACATAACCTTATGGATTAACATAATTGGGATCATCCACCGCTTGCACCTTAATAGAGCTGTCGGCATTGGGCAGCAGTAAATCATAAATGTCGGATAAGTTAGGATCATAGGCCAAGGCGTTAAACAGAATATCGACCGTCTCCCCACCACCATGGGTATAGGTCGTACTCCCTGACGTTACTGTACCGTGTTGCAATTCCGTTCGAGTAGAACTGTTCACGATAGTGACGTTTGTGGGATTAGGAATATTTGTTAGTGTTAGGACAAAGGACGCGACGAACAAATGATCCGCATTTGTACCCGTATTGTTACACGTCGAAGGATCGGCGCCGTTGGTTTTATTGATAACCAAGACTTGAGTGGCGGTTCCCGTCCCACTTCCAACACCGGTAGCCACGAACTTCGTACCAATGTTGTTATCTGCTGAGCCTATTAGTGTGAAGTCTGTCGTACCAACTGTTAATATCTTATATCCCTCATTCACCACGAATGACCCAGCGGTAATGGTTGAGGCATTCCCCGAGTTCAAAACGTCATACGTGTTGCCGGAGAAAGTCAGGTTGTTATAGGTCGATGCTAAAGGTGAGGCGTGTTCAATCCCCGCCCCGGTTGTGTTGGCGATAAACTTGGAATTTTGTATATCAATGTTCGTGTTCCACAGTAACGCGGAAGACGTGTCAGAAGTCTCCGCGAATACCGCATTTCTGATTACTTGCGCGCCGACAGGATCGTATTGCGCACAGCCTGCAATACTAATCCCCAGACCTTTATGATCTGAATCATTACCGCTATTTAGAACGCCAGTAAGATTAACCAGATTTGTACCGTACAACGTCGAGACACTGGCTGCGTTATTCCCTCCATAGAGATCCAGGTAATAATCCAGATCAGCCGCCCCTCGGATATTTGATCCACTACGGCCCGCGTCCGTTCCGACGATAACCCCATCACTGAAAGTCGTGGTATAGGTGGTGTGGTCTTCAATATTGATCCCTGCAATCCCTACTGGCATGGTCGAGGCCCACACACTGCCCGTCCAGAACTCCGATTCACCCGCCTGGACTACCCTTCCACTATCCGTAAAGCTTACGACAGCCGTTTGACTCGCCGCGTCACCGATATTCAATCCGCCGTATTGATAATAAATGCCTTCCCGCTGTTCAAATACCGGCCAACCTCTGGTGGAGTAATCGGTAACGTAATCGACGACTTCTTTAATTCCAGTGGTGCTTGTTCCTGTGACTCTTAACCCCGATCCGACAATGATCATGTCAGTGAAAATACTGTCAGCACGCGCGGAAGTAGAACAGTCAATCCATATCCCTAATGTACGAACGCTCGCAATGATGCTCGACTGTGTACCGTTGCTTCGTGTAGGGGTTTTGTTGACATCTAACGCAAAGACTTTCCAGCGCCCGTTCCAGCCGTTCGTATCGTCATTACCCGCTATGAGATAATCAAGGTAGTTCGTGGTGCCAGGAGACGATGACGAAACGCGTAAACAAAGACCGTAATTGGCTTTGGTGTCCAAAGTCCCTAGAGCGGTCATAGATACAAGGAAATAAATCAGTTCGCCTTCTTCGGTCCCACCACTGGAGAAATCCAGCTCATTTCCCGATCCAATGTCGTACTGATGAAAACCTGACTTAGAGGCGTACTTCCCGCCGATGGATACGCCATTGATCAAATACACGTCATTCGAGACAGAAATTGTGCCTAACCCCACCTCCGACCACGTCCCACCAGCGGTGTCGCTTATCGCATCGGCATTCGCTATGACTCCTTTCCCTTCGATAGCGATCGTCAGGGCCATTTACACGTCCCAGCCGTCTCTGGCGTTACTCACAGCGGTTTCGGCAGCCGTATCGATCTCGAACACTTCCCAGGTATCCGAATCAATATTGAAATGGAATACCGCATCACCGAAGTTTTTACTCACTGATTCAAATTTCTCCGCTACCAGTTGAAATTCACCGGGGACCAATCCTTGCTCGTTGTAGGTATTACCTGAAAACGCCGTGATGCAGTTCGCCCAGCGTCTCGCTGTTGTGCTGATTTTCGCCGCCCGACAGTCTCCGGTCGCCGTTAAAATCTCATTGGTTTCGTGGATCGTGACATTGGTCGCCGCCACGCCTCCGGTCGTACCATCACGCTGGCCAGTAATATGCCCTACCTGAATCGTCCCCGAGGCGTCTTCCACAGGCCCGTTCGAGCCAAAGGCACAACAATGAATCGTATCGGCTTCGGTGGTGGTTAAGGCGATACCCGTGGTGGGATTGGTCGTTGAAGCTTGAGCATTCCCCTTTCCCACGTCTCTGGGGCCGGCTTTTCCGTAATCACTGGCAAAACACGCCCTAGCGCTCAATGAGGAGGCCCAGGTATAGGTTAATGTCCGGCTGTTGGTTTTTTCTATAATCGCTCGGTATTGGGCTGTCGTTATCCCCGAGTTCAATTCTGAGGTCCTGGTGTTAGCGACTAACTTTAGGGAACGGCTGCCGAATTTGACCGATTGCGGATGCTCTATTGCCGTGCCTGTTCCAGTGCCTACACCCGTCGCGGTAAATTCTGTCCCCGCGAGGCTGTCCGCCGCACCGATCAAGGTGAAGTTTGTCGTCCCAGGGACCAATATGGTGTATTCCTCGCCCACCACAAAAGACCCTGCTGTCACAGAGCTTTTATAGGTAACAGCGGTAAGGAGTAACGAGAAAGCGATGTCCATTGAGAACGTCGCTGGGCTCAATGTCGTGCCGGCAACTTTGGTTTGTGCTGTGCCTTTAGCAATAGGGGCTATAAGTGCCATCCGTGGCGTCAGACCTCCATGTCTTGTTCGCTAGATCCTTAGCGAATAAAAGTTAGTTTTAGCGTTTAACTGGGGGTTTCTTGCGTTTACAGGGCATTAGGATTCCTCTGTCATTTCGCCTTCAAGACCATTAGCAGTGCGTTTAACAATAATTTTCTTTTTACTTCCACTGTTGTCTATGACTAATACAGGAGCTTCTTTCTTTTCTTCACCAATTTTGCTGGCTAACTCCGCAATCTGCTTTTGTAACTCTTCGATCTGTTCGTTTGATTCTTCAGGTTCAAACCCTGGAGGCGGTTCATTTCTCGCTCCATCAAGGTCAAGTTCAAATTGGCGCTTAATTTCAAATAACCTTTCAGCGTCTTTTAGTCCCTTGATCTTTTCGTCAATTCTTGATTCTGTCGTTGTTAGCTGATTTTGCTCTTCCATGATCTTAATCTGTTGTTGAAGACCAGTAACAGTAACGCCGACTTTTTCCAATTTGATGTCTTTCTCAAGATTCGATTTCTGTAATTCCTGTAGCTCAGCTTGCGCTTCATCGATGATTTCTTGGAATTGTTGCTGCATTTGTTCCCTGATTTGATTCTCAGGGTCATCGGGCATGTTAAGGAAGATTTCCGGGTTCTTCTGTCCGGCATCCATGTACATGGATTTAAGAATTTCAATAGGATTTAACAGACCTGAAAATAATTCGTTCTCCGAAGCGAAAGAAGTCACCATGGTCGTTCTCTCGGCTCTTTCTTCTTCCCCTAGTAATCCTTTCGATCCAACGACTTCAAAATGAACATTTTTGGGTAAATCATTTTTCGAGGCGCGGTTAAAATCGGGAGAGTCCATTTCAGGATTGAAATAGGTGTAATTGTTTAATCCTGCTTTATTCAGATCGTGCTGCATGTATAAAAAGGCACGAAGCTTGTCTTCAAACTTATCAATAAAGTCAATGGTTCGGATTTCCGCACCCTGGGCTTCTTTTCTGACTTCAAAGGCGGTTTTCTCCGCTCTGTCCGTCTTTCCTCCGGCTCTGGCTGAATTGACACTGGTTCCCGTTTCGACTTGCTGGATAGCGAATTGCATCCCGTTAAAGGGATGGGTGGGATCGGGTGTGTCAGCAAATTTAACTGAATCGGGTCTTTGTGTGGGCCATTTCGCATTAGGTGCGTATTCCGGCTCTTCTCCAGGAAAATCGTTTTTGTCATACGACATTGGCGGCGCTGCATTGAGATCCGTGGCATCCAGGAAGGAATTCGCCGCCGCAGAACCGACCTTCTGCATGGGGGATTGTTTGATTAAAGGAGACGTGTAGTAAGGGTCTCTAATGTCTAAACGTTCATACCCGCCATAGATTAAAGGTAAATAAGGGGTTTTATTCTCTTTATGAAAAATAATAATGCCATTCGCTAGAATGGTTTTCGTATTAGGAAGAACGATAAGCCCATCATTCCGCCTAAATTCAATATCCCCATAATAGGTTAATAGTTCAATGTCTTTACTCTGTTTCGTTTTTCTCGTGGGGATGTTTTTTATTTGGGAAGACATCCATCCAGGCCCCTTCATCATGTCTATAACTTGAGGGAGGGGTTTGAACCATTTAATGATCATCGACCCTCTATAAAAGAGGTCCATACCGATAATGGCTTGGGAGTGATCGGGGTAACAATTCCACATCGAATGGGGTTGCCACGCGGGAGACTTTACCGTTTCCACGCCTGAATCTTGGTGGATTTTCGCCGCTTCGACTTCCATAATCTCCGCTACGAAAGACCCATGATGGAGCGCTTCTTTGACTGAAAGGTCTACCCGGTCTTTAAGATTAAAGTCTCGATGCTGTTGGGCCATGATCGCCCTAACGTGCCCATCGACACTCTTCTGGGCTTTGGCGTCTTCATCGTCTTCCTTTAATTCTGCGTGAGACTCAAACCATGAACGATTGTTAGGGAAGACCAGTCTACGAAAGTCCGCGCTCAAGACTTCCGAGGCTTTGGATAATTCTCCCAGCTCAATTCTGTTGTGCCAGTCTTGCGGGTTGGCATCGTAGTATTTCGCGTTGTCAGCTTCCATTTGAACCTGACGATCCACTTCCTTCCATTGTTTCTCGTGGTTTTGGCGCCAAGTATTGTCTTTGCGTCGTTTTAGTTCATTTTTCACAAATTCCTGGGCACTTTCCCAGTCTTTTTGTGTGATACGACGCTTTTTGACCTTATCTACCAATTCCGTAACCCCGTAGCGTGGTGTTTATGGACTTTTCTGATCTGTTGGATTGATGCGAAGCGTAAACTTTGCGCCCCTAAACGAGAGGCGGACATAATGTCGTCTTTTAACGCCACTACTTCCCCGTTTTTCCGGTGATACATACCTTTTTCCTCGAAAAAGTACCGACAAGTAGAAAAGACCTTCAATCTTCCCGTCTCCATTCTTTCTAACATGTCTAATAAACCGACTTCCCTCCCCTGACCCCCGGTCCCTTCGGGTTTTCCGGGTTGAGGCGGGTTACTAAAACAATCACGCCACATATTCATGTGGTGATCGTCCCGGTATTTATCAGCTAAAGGTTTTCCAGAGGACTTGTCTTTAATCATTCCATCATGTGGCCAGACAACGGGAATCCACGAACCACGTCTGTTCACGGCTTCGGCATGAATGGCCATCAGCGCCCGTTCTTCTCGATACTCGTCATAGCCGTAAATCGTGTCGGTGTCACGGTCCCAGGCCCACCAAAACGCAGCAAAGGGATGGTCATAACCGAAATCCACTCCACAGATGCGGGGCCAGTGTCTTGGCAGTTCAATAGGATCGATTCGTATCTGATCGTCATCGACGGGAAAGATCATACCCGTACCCATTAACGGCTCACCTGAAGAGCGCATCTTTCTTTCATGGGGCTTAAAGGCGGCGAGTTTCTGCTCTCGCATTTCAGGTGTCATGTGAGGGGCGTCATCCCATGAGGCTCTGATCATCACCTGTCCCGGGGCAGGATTGTTCATGAATCCATGAACGACTTCAGTCACCCCTTCTTCAGGAGTGAACGTAATATAGGCCATGCCATTCGTCGCTAAAGTCGCTCTTAATATTTGTGACCATACCTCAGAGGGGGGTTCTTCGTCACACCAGGCCCCGTGTATTCTGTACCCCATGAATTTCTTTTGTCCCTGTTCGTAGGGTTTAAAATAAACCTTCGACCAACCGTCAAACTTTCCATCAGTAAAGTGTTTGACTAAAACGGTTTCCTTAGCATTACCAGTAACGCCGGGTTTCCGTTCTGACTTTCCTACACACTCTTTAGGAATCGCACCGGTGCCGATTTGTTCTTCGTCGGAAGGCTCACCGAATAATTCTCTTTGACACCTATCCCTTGTGGTTTCGTTCGTTGTGGAAGAGGCGATAAATTCAACAGGGTGATTAAAGCGATGCCCTTCCCACCAATCAGGATACAGTCCCGTTAAGTGAAAAGCGGTCTCTCTACCACCACAAAATGACTTTCCGATTTGGTTGGCGCACATCAACGCCCGTTGAATGCCTAGGTGTTTTTTTTCTTTATCCGAAGGAACGGGGACGAACTTTCCTAAACCTTTAGCGTGATGGAAATTTTTCTGAAATTCATAAGGGTCGTAGAGTTCTAACTGATGCGTTCGCCAATATTCACTATACTGCCCTACGAGAGAGCTTAAATCGTCTATGTTAGACAATCGTGATACTCGGTAGAGGGAAAATAAACTTTACCTTATCTAATAGGTCTTTTTCCCTTTCCAATATTTCATCTTTAAATGCCCACGGTAAGACTAAATAATAATCGGGTGGGTTTTTTCTGGACTCGTCTTCATGGATAATGGGGATTCTCGTGCCAGGGGTGACTTTCCCTACCTTTCTAGGATCTCTTTCTACTGCGAAACGGATTTCGTCTTTAATACCGCAAAAGTTTAATAACGTATTTCCTTTGGTCGAAGCGCCGTAAACGTCTATCGTTCCTTCTAAATTGGATAAGAGCGTTTTTAGTTCTTCTGCATGTTTTTCAATCTTTTCACCAAAGCCTTTAGCATCTTCATTATCAATATTTCTAATTAAGTCAGCAGATTTCTCAACCTCTCTAAGTCCTTTATCACACCAGACTTGAATACTTCCCCCATTGATCATGTTTAACTTTGTTTTGAATATTCTTAATCCAGCCTTCTCTAGGCAGAGTTTTAATTGACCAAAATTATAATATTCTAAATGCTCGTGACAAATCCCATCCCAGGCACCACTTAATAAGGCTTGGGAATAAGCGACTTCAATAACAAATATTCCGTTGTCGTCTAGGATATCTCTAATGTCTGTGGCAAATTCTACCGGATCTTGTAAATCATAAAACATTGCTATCGCGGTAACGACTTTGGCTTGGCCTGACGTATTTCTACGATAATCTCCGTAACGGAAAATATCTTTGTTGATTCGCATCCCTTCTATCTTTTCTGCCATGGGATCGAAACCGACTTTAATACATTCTGGCCAGTAATTTAATAGTGTTCCGTCATTACAGCCTATGTCTACAACGATATCATGGTGTTTTATTTTTATTTCTTTTTGCAGTTCATCAACGATATTTTTTAAATGATCCCGCATTGTTTTCGTTGTACCGCTTCTATACCCGTAATGGTCCCCGTATAAAAGGTTCCACTGGACGTTCTCACCCAATTGAATCAATCCGCATTCGTTACATTGGTGCAGAGATAAAGGAATAGAAGGAGGATCGGGTTCGTCGGGCTTAGGGAAGTGTCCGCTTAACGGTAGACTTCCCATATGTAATAAGGGTTTTAATTGTCCTTTACAGATTCGGCAATCGTTTTGCTCAGTGTAGAAAGATCGAGATTCTGTTTCCAGTGGTTGAAGCATAGATGATCCTCGGTATGGTAGTTTTTACCGTTCCAAACTCTTTCATAGGTTTCGTCTTTCTCAGACTTTCCAACAGACCAGTGACAATGTTCTAAAATAACATCCGGCCGCCAACGGAGAAGTGAGAGTTCTCGTCCGATATGATCCAACACGGTGTCGATGTATAAATGCGTTAGACAAGGTAACGTCCACTGTCCTAAAGCACGTAGTAACTCCCCACCACACACAGGATGGGTTGCAGATATTTTCCCTTG